CGACATTATTTTCACTAACTTTTCGCACCCAATTCCAAAATTCATCATGATCAAAGTCTTTATCGTTCCCGTATTTAGTTGTGTTTGCATATGGAGGGTCACAATAAATCAATGCATTCTCTATATTTGAAAAGTCACGATAATCATAATTTACAAAGTCAACGTCTTCTATGTATTCTTTTTGTTTTAAAATATTTCGTACCGCTTCATCATAATAATTTCGTGTCGTACCTATTTTAGTATTTACTACGCCTGCATACCCACCGAACCATTTTGCATTATATGTAGCACAGAATCCAGTAATGGCAACTAAATCTTTGTCATAAGACTCTTTATTATCTTTGATTTTATTATATGTATCTCTACTCAATTCTTCTGGTGGAATCCATCCATTTTTAATCGAATTCCACATTGCAATTAGGTACTCATTACTATCAGAACCAATCTTCTTATCACATCTGATATGTTGAATCATATTTGCTCCGCCAACAAAAGGTTCTATGTATAACAAAACATTATTATCATTAATTAGGTTATTAATAATTGGTGAAATTTCTTTTGATAGCCTAGCCTTACTCCCCATGTATTTCAAATTAAACATCTCTCCGTTCTTTTTATAATAGTGTGATTTTAATTAATAATAATGAATATAATTTTCAAACTTGAAGTCCTCTAATTGCATGTTCAATCTAGCTGAAGGTTCAATTACTTGTTTGACCACTTCATTATGAGTGTTAATTAAATCGCTATCTATATGTACATGATGACATCTAAAACCACGAGCATACTCATTAGGTTTTCTGTAAATATAGGTATCGTACATACACTCGATATAGTACTCAGTTGAACCATTCATCTCTTTTACAATAAATTTATCACCGACTAAACTATCTATAGCTTCAATCGCTTTTCCTTTATTTGCTGAATAAATGTGATGTAGAGTAACGGTCTTACCCTTTCTTAACCCTTTTACAATACTGGCTATTCCTCTGTTGTACTCTTGCTGTTTAATAATATCTAATAATATTTCTACAGAATCATCGTCTTCTTTGAGCATTTTATATAATTTTTCTAAGTCTTTACTATCCATGAATTTATTCCTCCGTTTTTTTATATTTTAATAATATATTCCTTTTATTTAATAAGACTCAATACCTGAATTATGCAGAATACTAATCGCTTCAGTATAGTCCTTTTCAAGAACAGTAATTGTTTTAAATTTAGTTACATAGTCTCGTTTTAATTCTTCAATAAATTTTTCATGGACTTTAACTGAAACAATACTCCAAGCTGATAACTCTAAGTTATACTTATCTACAATTGGTTTAATTTTATTATCGTAACTAATCTCTTCACATTCTAGTTCATCTCGATAATCACCTTCGATTCCTTCAAAGTAACATTCAAATTCACCAATACTGGAATTATTAATTAAATTATTTACAGATTTGATATCTAAATTGTTTAAATCGATAATTTCAACTTCTAAATCTCCATAAACTTCACTATGCTTACCTTCAATTTCACCTAAATACACTTCTCTGTCATGATTGCCAACTGACAATTCTTCAAATAGAACTCCATTAACTTCTTGTGGTAACAGTACGTACTCATGTACTGATCCTCCATAATAACCATCATAATCCACATGCAATTTTAATACTTTCATATTAACTCCTCCATTTTGTTTTTATATTTACTTTCATAATAGGTTTCTTTTATTTAATCACTCATTAACCCCTTTGATTTTGATACCTAGCATATTTAAGGTGTACATAATACCAGAATATTTGCCACGATTATATGAATCATTAGCTCCATTCTCTTTACATGTTTTGAATTCTCTCTCTACGTTCTCTTCTGGAGTTAATTCAACTTCATATCCGTTCACCAAAATCTCAGCCAACTGCATAACTGATATTGAATTTAGGCACTTTCTATCTTTACTATCCCATTCCCCTGGCTCACAATGAGCAATTAAAAAATCCTTTTGAGAATATTCACTTACATAATTTTCAATTGCTTTAGAAACCTCTAGACTTACTTTTACTTTTCTGCTCATATTAATCATCCTCCACTTTTTATAATATTTAATTTTTATGAAATCTAATTTATGTATTTTATTTATTAATTTCTACCTTCTGCCAAGAAGCCAACCACGTTTGCATGATATCAGTAGGCAACCATTTACCTTCTACTTTTTGCATCTTAGGTTTCTTCTCTACTTGAGTAACCTTGATCATATCTCCAACTTTTAATAAAGCCTGTTTATTTTCATCAAAGAAGATGTTCTTTTGTACTCTCAAACCCATCTCAATACCATTATTAACTAGATATAAATTAATTGATGGTGCATATTTAGTATCAACCTCTGTTACAACTGCATATGAAAGATCGTATTTCTTATCTATGCTTTGTGAGTAGCCTAACGTCTCTTTCTCAAATACCACTTTTTCACTAACATGATAGTCTTCGGTGTTTTGAATGTCTAATTCATACTCCTGAATTTCAACTAATCGTTTTGATTTAGTATCTTCCTTATGAGATTTCTTATATCTTTCGCCAAACTTAGCTGATAATAACTCAAGATATTTAGAATTTCCAAACTCTCTAAAGAAACCAAGTCGAATTAATATGTTGAGTTGTCGAGCATTTACCTTTGTTTCGCCAGTTACATCAACCAACAAATCAATGAAACTATCATATTGTTTACTTTGTGCTAACTCATATAATTGTTCTGAAACTAAATCGTTTACAAATTTGATAGACTTCATGCCTTTTACAATTTGATTATTTGCTTTATCTACTGAGTATTTACTACGTGCCTTACCAAATAAAGGAGATACAACTTTAATGTTGAAGTGAGATAATTCTTTATAAATCTTAGCGGTCATTTCTGTATTGTCTTCGTAAATATTTAGTACAACAGCATAATATTCAAGTGGATAATTCGCTTTCAAATATGCTCCGTATAAGGAGTCATAAGCAACAGATAGTGAATGAGAGCTGTTGAATCCATAAGCTACTGCATCCTCAATAATTTTCCATACTTTTTGGGCATTTTCTTGACTACCTGTTTTTTCTGTAAATCCATTGATGAATCGTTCATATATTGGTTCAATAATACCTTCTTTCTTTTTCGCAATTGCTTTCAGTAATGAATAAGTTTCATCTTCATTAAATCCTGAATATACAAGCGTCTCCATGATATTCTCCTGATAAAGCACAAAGTTATCGGAAGTCTCAAGAATTTTATCAAATTCTGGAATACCGTATGAAAATTCTTTACGATCAAGGAATAAGTGTTTCATGCTTTCAAATGATGGACGAATTGCGGCTACAAAACCTGATAATTCTCGCACAGACTTTGGCTTATACTGCATTACTTGAGATGTGCCACTTTCTGTACCAACTTGATTCAGCGTTGCAGTTAGTCCTTTTTCGTATAAATTCCACATCTTATTATCATTCATCATTAGGCTATTTAATTCACGAATGTTAGGAATTGGTTGATCTAACATCTTATATGTTTCAGCGATAATGTCCCATACAGTAACGGAAAGATAATCATTTTTTAAGAATTTCCATGTGTCTGAAGTGGTTGAGTCAATAAGTACACATAATTCATCTCCTACTTTAATTACACCAATTTCCTCTGATACAGATTCACTCAATAGGATGTTGGCGCATGGATGAGGGGCTACAGAATCAATTACTCCAATGAATCGTTGAGACTCCTCAATTACATCCTTCCATTTTTCATGATTCTTATATCTATCTAAATCTTTAGCAACTTCATTGTATTCATCCATATTGTAACCATACGAGCGACACAAATTTCTGAACGCTGATGATGCTTGCATTGTACCGTAAGCAGTCATGTAATAAACGTTGTCTTCTCCTAAAATCTCACGACTTGCTTGAATAAATGGCTTTGGATTAGCAGTATTAAAGTCAATGTCTGGTAAAGATTTAGACTCAATAATTCGTGATTTACTCATAAAGCGAGTCGGATATAACGTAATAGGTGCTTCTAGTCTATCAATCTCTGTAAATCCTAATAGCTTATTCACATAAAAACTTGGTGCTGAACCTCGACCAGTACGAGTTAATACTCCACCTAATTCTTTTGCTCGTTTAATGATTTCATAATTAAGTAGGAAGTAATCCTCCATTTTTGTATCTTCAATAATTGATGTCTCCAACCTAATTGCTTCTATGTATTTCTGATAATCTTCATTATTGATATGTTCTCTATCATCTATCCATTCTTGATTAATAATGTTTTTTAATTTCTTAACCTTTTCTTCATGCGATAATTCAGGATATAAAGAAGGCATTTTAATTTCCTTATCCATTTCAATATCTTCGAAGTCATCTATGATCCAAGTATTCTTTAAAGAACTTTCTACTTGTTCTCTTGTAAATACTCCTTGCTCTTCATATCTCTCAAAGATTGCATTTGAATCAGGATAATCTAAAATAAATCCTTCCTCTTCAGGATAGAAAATACCTTTCCCATTTAAGAAAATTGTTCGATACTTATCATCCTCAGCGTAAATATAATGCGAGTCTGTAGCATGAATGAACGGGATATTATATTTATTATGTAGTTCTAATATTATTTTATTGTATTCGACTTGCATTGGGTGAGTATTATCGTGAATCTCTAAATAGAAATTATCACCGAAATACTCCATTAAAGGCTTAACAAAATTTTCTTCGTAATCGTCATACTTATTGATATAACTAATTACGCAAGTAGAAGTAACAACTACATCTTCAGGATTTAATGAGAATAACAATTCCTTATCAATGCGAGGCTTATAGTAATATCCTGTTTTACTTGCTTCAGACATAATTTTTAGCATTTGTTTCATACCACGCTTATTCTTTGCTAATACCATTAAATGTGAATTGGTTTTATCTTTTTCGTGACGATCATTTACATAATAATATTCAATTCCAAATACAAATTTTAAACCGTATTTCTTAGCTACATCATAGTATTCAAAGATGTTCCCTGCATACCCATGTTCAGTTGTTACTAATGATGTGTGACCTAATTCGATGGCTCGTTTAGCATAGTCCTCAACTTTAGCAATGGAATCAGGAGTATGTACATTACTATAGTGAGTATGCTTATGATAATTGTTGTATCTCAAGTTAAGTCCTCCTTAGAAATTTTTCTTATATGGATTATTTCGGTTGTATTCTTTGATAAACGGACATGTAAGCCTGTGACTGCATAAAGCGTTACAGTAGAAAGTTCCTTCTTTATCAAAGTCTAACGGCTTCCATTCACTTTCATTATGTATATCCTTGTTTTCGATTTCTTCAATTGTATTAACTACGTAATCTTCTACTTCTTTAATTACTTCTTCTGTAGCTTCATATTCAACAAAGCAATCTTCTAGCCAATATTTATCTGTAATAACGCTTGGTAATCCATCAAATGAATTAGTTGATTCAGCATTCATTAAAGCTAATCCTACTTCAATTTCGTCCATTCCAGACTTGATCATTTCTTTTTCAAAAGTTTTAGTCATTTCTTTAATTAACTTACCACGATTGACCATTTTCTTTTTAACTTTACCGTTCTGTTGTATCCAACAAACATATATGTATTTCAGCATAGCCCATTTAATTTCATTGATTTTCATATCAGTAGTCTGTTCTAATCCTAGTTTATAAATAACTAGTTGTCGTCCTGCTGATTGAAGCTTGTTTCCAGTGAATTTGCTTGAACTCTTCCAATCGATTACTTGATGTTTGACGTTATCATCATCTTTAATAGTTCTGATTGCATCTATATATCCCATTAAATAATGTTTACCAATTTGAGTAACAAACAGTTTTTCTAGTATGAACTCACCGTCTAATTTATTGAAGTTTTTAGTGTAATGGTCAATGTCTTTCACGAATGAATCTTTGATTACCTCGCTAGGAAATCCCAAATCCATAATATCTAATTCGAACATCTTATTATGTATAGCTTGATTGAAATTTGATGTATCTGTAATATCTCCACGATACACTCCTTCAACGTACTCATGGATAGTTGAGCCAAGCTCCCCGTATACGTTATTGATCCCTCTATTCTTTTTTACGTATGTATTATAATACTCAAAGTTGCATCCGTTATAGGCGTTAATTCTGGATATAGAATATACATTTTTCCCATCGTTTCGTAATTGTTTAACTAACGCTTCTTCCACTTCATTGTTTATTTTCTTTATTATAATTACCTCCTATACCTTTCTTGTACATTCCATAATTAATTTCTTCATTTCTTCTAAAGGTAAATCTGATGGACTCATTTTTGATCCTTTAGGTAAGTATTTATTTTCCGCATCATATATGTATCCAACTTCATTTTTAAAGAAGGTGTCTATCTTCAATTGCTTAGCTATCTCTTTTGAGATATCTTCATCTAAACCTTCATCCATGCACACTAGTATCTTTTTAGGAAAGAGTGATTTTATATTGTTTGCTTGGAACTTACTTAATGAGCTACCTCCCAAACCTAATCCTAAATCAATCCCCATACTAGATAATTTCATGGGGTGCTTTTCACTTTCTCCTAGCATTACAAAGCCGTATTCCTGTATTGATTTATAGTTTTCGCTAAATCCAAATAACGTCTTCGACTTACTGAATGCTTGAACAGGAAACCATTTATTCTCATATTCCTCAATTACATCCTTGTTGAGTCTTCCCATAATACCAACTAACTCACCTGACAAGCTTCTCCAAGGAACAATTATTCTTCCTGTTGCTACATCGTATCCAATTTTATATCTTTCTTGTACTTCATAACTTATTCCATCTTGTAAAAATCTACTGGATGGTAATATCAAGTAGTCGTCTAAAATTGATTCGCTGTATGTTTGAATATCATTATTTGTTTTTCGCTTCTTTATTTTATGTATTTTCTTATAAAACCCACCAAAAGGAAGTTCATATTCACGTTTTTCCTCTTCAGTGAATCCAGTAATTTCAGCAACTTTTTTAAGAGTAAAAGATAAAGGTAAGTTCAACTTTTCCTGAACTAATGTAATGATGTCTCCTTTAACTCCCTTTGAGAAACAATTTGCAGACAATGAATACTTATTTACTCGAACTGCTGTGGGATTACTATCCTCCTCCCAAGCACATCTAAACTCATCTCCATGTTTAAAATCTCCATTGATATCTGTGAATCCTACCTCTTCAAGTAGTAATTCAATTAAGCTTTCATCTTTTTTTATGTGTTGTTTTAGTGCGTGAATATCCATATTGCACCTCAATTACTTTTCATCTAATATGTATCCGTAGAATTTCATTTCACCTTCTCTACGTGTTTGAATTGCTTGTTCTAATGTATCGAACGAACCAAGGTAATGATTCACACCTTCAAATCTTAGATTTACCATATATGAAGTTTTTGTTTTTTGTTCTCTTATTTCGACTCCTCTATGTCCAGATTTGTTGGTTTCGTAAATTCCTTTATTTTTATTATTCTCTTGTTGAGTACATACTTTTAAATTTGACTTTCGGTTGTCTAGTCTATCCTTATTTAGATGATCAGTATGTAATCCTTTAGGCGTATTAGCGATAAATCTATGTAATTTAATATGTCTATATTTCTTCTTAGTTGCCACATATCCATCTGTACGCAACGTCCATTTATAAGGCTCACACCTTTCTACATCATCTAAATCAATTACTGCTCTAGCTTTTTCTTTTAAGTTTTTATCGTATAAAATGATTTCAGCATAAGTATCATATATCACATATTCATTTTTATCGCCTTTTGAAAACCTTAATTCTCCCCATCGTTCAATCTGTTGTCTATGTCTATTACAATATTCCGCCCTAACTACTTTAACGTCACACCATTCACACTTACAAGTCTTACTTACCAAATCCGTCATACTCGATGTGAGTGTACCCTAGTTCTTTTAGATAGTTGAAGCTCATATTACGTTCGTAGACAATTTGTACATCGGTTGAGCCATATCGATTTTTGGGGATAAATACAACTATGTAATCCTTATCAGTATCAAGAGGTATCTGTTGTTTCGATTTTGTATATTTACCAAATTCATCTTTAATGAATTTATAAACAAATAGCTTTTCTTTTTCTATGTCTTTTAATGACCTAAACATTATTACTTGACCTGCTGTCTCTGCAATTGCTCGTGATTTACCAACACAAGATAAGTCTAAAAATTTACGTTTAGCTGATTCAGATGATAATTGAGCAGTTGCTACAATTGCAACATCTTCTTTTTGCGCCATTTGGAATAACACTTTAGCTGTTTCTGAAAATTCTGCCCATGCTTTATCCGAAGCTTCGTCTGTCGGTTTTAAAGTATCTATTAAGAACATCCCTACTCCTAGTTTAGAATACTTTTTAATTAATCGACGAATATTTGTTGTACCATAGTCAGTTAAATGAGCAAAAAATAATTGATCTTTATATTGTTCTAGCCACATAGCCGACTGTTTTAAATGCAATTTGTCATCTTCTGTGAAGCCACCGAACAATAGCTTTTGTCGGTTCATTTTTCTATAATTAATTCGATTAAATAGAACTGTTGCTAGAATCATTTGACGAAATTGCTCTTCATCTTGTTCATTTGCTAAAATCGCAATTTTCTCTCCAGATTCAAGTACCGATAATACAAAGAACAATAATGCGGTAGTCGTCTTACCATTCCCAATATGACCTAAGTGTAAAATCAAGTTCTTTTTATGTATACCTGCTAAGTGATAATTCAATAAGTTGAACCCAACTCTAAATCCTACCCCCTCACCACTGTCCCATTTATCAATCCATGAGTCATAATTAGAAGTTAAATCAGCTACAGAAATTCCACTTGATGCAGATTTTAAAAAGATATTATTTAGTTTAAACTCCATAAAATCTTCTAGATCGGCATAAGTCATATGTTTAACAGTTTCATAATATTCAGTAACATCATAGCCCTCATCATGTAATTGAAGTATTGCATTACTTTTTATTAATTCATCGTAGTAAGATTCTAAGTTTTGATTTGTACTATCAAAAACCTCAGTCAGTTCATTTACTGAATCCATACCGCCTTTATTTTCAAAAATATTTAGTACATTTTCTTTATCACTTAAATATGTATAAACGGATGCTTCATCAAAGGAACGATAACCTTTTTTGTACATTCCTAATGCAATTCCATAATAGAAAATACCACTACTTGTTTTAAAATCCCTTTTAATATCAACATCCTTTTCATATTCACCAATTGCATCTGGGTTATTCCATAACGAGAAAATAAATCCAGATTCTATTTGATCACGATTTGACACTAAATCTTTCGGATAATTATTTAAATTAGCCATTCATTAACCCCTTTCTAATAGTCATCATCACTTAAAAACCTAGATATCCCTTCATTACTTTTATGTATTTTATTTACTACTTGTGTAGAAATAACTTCATCAAACAATTCAACGTCAATATTGGTAACTTTATTTACAATCATTTCTTCCTTCTTCTTATTATTCTTATACTTAACATATAAATCATTCACGCTACCCTCAACTATTGTCATTACATAACACGTAGCATGGAATTCACTGGCGAAGTCTTTATTCTTGATTGCCCAAGAAAGTACCTCATAGTTATTAACGAAAGCTTCTTTTACAACTTGTACTGGATAAAAATTAAGTAATTTCGAAACTCTACCATTTAAAGTTTTAGGAAATACCATAC